ATAGTTCATCAGCAAATTTTATATTTTTTACACCACGAATCGCTAATTCATCAAGTTGACTAATTGTAAACTCCGGAGACCAATATCTAAAACCGTTCATTTCTGAACTATCTAGTTGATTATTATTGGACCTATTAATAACATTAATCATGCAAAAGGAACACTTATAAGGACATCCTAAACTAGTATAGATTGCAGCAAAGGGTTCTTTAATAGAATTATTTGACCAACTATGCCAACCAGCTGTCCTATAACCCGATGTAGGATCGAGTTTATTCCAATTTATTCCTGGTAAAAAAGTTTCTAAGTCGCTTTTAGGAATCGGCATTGATGCAGGGTTATGGTAAATTTCTCCATCTTGTCGATAAGCAATTCCATTAACGTATGGCAGAGCTGACTCAACACTATCAGCTTTTCCTAGATCGTGTAATGCTCGAACGCCTTCATTAGTAAAAACTACATCGATAAAATTATGTGCAGAAATTGTTTCAATCGGTAATGCACTTACATGACCGCCTACAAATCCTATCTTAATATTAGGATCTATATCTCTTAATAATTCAGCAACTTCTATTGCTCCGGTCATATTTTGCGAAGAAGCACTTGGTTGTGCTCCATAAACAACAAAAACTGCCATTTCACATTTAGAGTCTTGTATCCTTGCCGCTGATTGTTCTGCAGTCAATCCTAAGACTTCGCAATCTAATATTTCTGTTCCTATACCTGCTGTTGATAAACTATTTTCTAAGAGTCCTGCCCAAATAGGTGTCTCCATAGCACTATCGGATGATGCTAAAGACTGAAATACTCTTTTTGCAGAATTTGCATGAATAAGCAAAAATTTCATTACCGATATAGATCCTCAATTTTTTCAAATAATTCTATATAAGGATTAGTATCTATAAAAGTTTTAAGATGCTCTTGATTATATAAAAGTATATCCTTACAATTATAATACAGATCATGCATTGTGTCAAGAGGCATATTACCTAATCTTACAATTTCTTTCATCATTAATTGAACACGCTTCTTTTTATTGTCTTCTCTAGTGTATGCTTCGTCAATGTACGGTTCAAAAGTTTTAAAACCTAATTCATGCAATAATTGTATTGCACCGATATTTCCGTAGTGTATAAACGGATGTAAATTTACAAATGGTCTAAATGTTTTTTCAGAATTAAAAGGATAATCGTTATTGATAAAATCTGTTTCAGATACAATACTCACATAACTATCAGTATACCACTGCTTGTTAGTTTGGTTTGACGGAAATCCTGTTTTATCATTAAAATGATTAGTGTCAAGTTCTATTGGAATCATTGCATTAGCTTTATCGATTATATCCTTAGGCATATCAGCACCGTAATGTTCATAAAGCCAATTTTGTACAATATCTGTTTCTTCCTGCATAGGTGAAATAAAACTTGCTAAACTTTTTTCTAATAAGCCTGTACGTACTAATTCGTACAATAGATAATATCTATGCTTTCGATTTGCCCTGTTTAAAGTTAAGAAATGTTTACTACGTTTAGATCCATCTAGATCTGCCTCTCTTACTATATCAGCAGTATAATTTAGACTACCGACAAACGGAAAGTTCATCATTTCTTTTGCACTTTCGTGTGCAAAGAACGTTGAACTTTCAATAACATGCATCTCTGTATTTTTTTGAATATTGCCAGCAACCATAATTAAGTTTTTTAAATCCATTCCGTAAGATCTAAAATAGTCTTCTATCTCTCGTATACCATCTAACATAATTGGATCATGAGTAAGATTAATTATAATTTTAACTTTTCCTGATAGAATTAAATTGCGCATCTTAGTTGACAATGTATCCATAAGAGAGTAATGAATATTAGTATTTTTTGTATAACTGCCCTTCCATAAAACTTCAAAATGCAAGATTTCTAAAGGAAATAAGTAAGTTTCGTTGTCGTTAATATCTACTTCATCTGGGCTTACTTGTTTTAATAGTCCTGGTTTAATTGTATATCGATGAAAGTTGTCGTGCCATCTAAAAGATACACCAACAGTCTCTTCTACTCTTTTCCTAATTTCTTCTTCATTAAAAAGATTAGAAATTTCATATAAACAGGACTGATGTAACCCATTAGGTAATGCAATTCCATTTACCCATTTATCAAAAACAACTTTCATTTAGAAAACTACCCATTTACCAGTACCGTAATGAGGATATTTAGATTTATAGTTGTAATGTATAACATCATCAGGTAAATCTCTTGTTTTATTCCAAGTTGCTACAGTTGGAGTTCTTGTACTAACTTCGTTATCTTCTACTACAAAATATAATGGTAGATCAAAATTACGTGCGTACTTATGAACTTCATAAAATAACCCAGTTTCAAAACACATATCTCCTATAAAACACCAAACTTTATCATCAGTTCCTTTATCTTTGATAGATTTAGCAACACCTAATGCTATTGAAAGAGGTCCACCGACTATTGCACTACTATAGAATCTTTCATCAATGCTACATACTGTAATAGATTTACCATCGAGTATTTCTTGTTCTATCCAGTTAGGACTTAGACCTTTTAACAAAGCATGATAATGACTACGCCATGTAGAAAATACCCAGTCACTTGTTTTAATTCTTTTAAATATTTCTATCAACGGATCTTCATTACCATTACTTAAATGTACTGGTCCTCTAATTCTAGCACCTTCCCAGTGGTCAATTATCTTATCTTCAAATTCAATAAGCATTTCAGGAGTATACCCTGAATCTCGAACTATCGGATATTGTTCTATGTTTTTAATCATTATCTATCTCTTTCTTGCAATATTGGATTATTTGTAGGCCATTCCATATGAAACTTTGCATAATTAATTACTCCCTGTGCAGTTTCATTAACATATTCCCCTGCATAAAACAAATTATAATGAAATATACAATCAGTAAGTGCATAATGTCCATTTGCAAATCCCGGCGGAATAAGAACTTGATGTCTTGTCTTTTCTGAAATTATATATTGTTCCCACTTTCCGTACGTAGGACTATTTTTTCTTATATCCAATACAACTAAATAAATTTCTCCTACTAATGCTTGCACTAACTTATATGTTTCAAAGTCATAGTGCAATCCACGTAAAACATTTTTGTAAGATTTACTAAATCTAGAATGTATTGCACATCCTTCTGGTATTAAATCATTTACCGGATGATATTGATTATGATATGTAGTAAAAATTTCACCTCTATATTCTCTAAATACCGAAGGCGAATATATCGGAACTTCTTTATCAAACGTGTTTAGGTAAGATACATTCCATTCATTCCATTTTTGATCTTTATAGCTCATTTGTTTTTGCTTTCAAAAAATTTACAAAGTCTTTAGTTAAAGGTTCTGACTCGTGAATCTTTATTAAGTGCTCTCTATTGTGTTCTAAAATATCTTGCATTTCCCAGTACCATGTATATATTTCATCTTCGGACATTTCGCATAGTCGTTTGACTTCTGCAACTATCATTTTTAAACGCTTATGTGCAACTTTTTCATTATCATACGACTCGTCTATCCAAGGACTAAAAGTTTTAAATCCTAAATCTCTTAGATGCTGTAATGCGCCTTTGAAAGAAAAGAAAAAGAAAGGATGATAGTTTCCTATCGGTTTAAAAACTTTTTCAGTTAATGATTTATGATCTCCATGATAGTATGTTTCTGTGCATATATAAAAATAACTATTTCTATAAGGTTCTCTTGTTCGATCAGTCCATGCACTTACAGTATTCATAGTAGTATCAGGCTCGTCAGCAAGTTTTTTCGGGAATAAATTAATCAATGATTCTGTTTCGACATCGTAATCTAAACTCCATTCAATCTTAACATGTTTTAACATTGCATCATTTAGCGAGGTTTTTTCAGATAGATAACTCCAATCACCTTGATCTAAAATTTGTTCAGAATATAACGAATAAAGAAGTGCTTGTCGATGATTTCTGGGACTTTTTATTTTCATTAAAAATCTAAAAGGACGTTTTCTACTTTTTTCTAACTCAGAATTCCATCGACCAGTGTTCGAGTAATATTTACTACTATTCCACATAACAAACGGCCAATCACGCACTTGAATCTTTCTTTCGTGAGGTTCAAACCATTCATCATATATTTTATGACCATTGTGTGTATTAAATACTAAAATAATTTGACTCGGTGGAATATAAGATGATTCTAAACATTTATGTAAATTTTCATATTCGTGCTTTTCGATAAAATTTTCCTGAGCTAAATCTAAAATTATAGTACATTTTTTGTTTCGGGCATCTTCTAGTGCTTCTTGAGACATGTACTTCCAAAAATAATTACCATTAAGTTTTGAGAATTGCTTAACTCCATGTGCTGCAAACTGATCTAGATGCGGACTTATTTTAACAACATAAAAATAATGGTTACATTTTTGTTTTCCTTCTAACAACGAAGTATGTTTTATATAAGTAACTTCTTCTAATGCATTTAAATTTGTTACTGTCCAACTGTTAGGCCAGTCCCCTAATTGATTGTTAAACATCTGTCTACTAATATTAGATTCGCTAGGATCAGTATAAGCATTAAATCCATTGCTTGTATTATGCTGAGAATGCATATAATTCAGTATAGCATGATTACTTTCTAAAGCATTAGGTAAAAAATATCCTGGAAAAACATAGTCATACAAAAAGTATATCATATAGTAGCTTTCCATTTACGATATTCTTCTTCCATTTCAGGAAATGTTTTAAGAAAATTAGTTCCTCGTCGTCTATCGTGCTCATCAACAAATCTAATTAAATTTTTTCTATGATTAATTACATGAGGTTTTGTTTCATGCTCTTCATCAATGTATGTTGTTATTTCATATATACGTCTAAACTTTTCAGCTTCCCAATTAAAGAATTTCCTATTCGCTGATTCGTACCAGCCATTGTTTTCTATATTATCGTATACTAAAGAAACTTGATCGTATATATAGCTTCTAAATTTTGCAGGCATAATATCAACTGCTTGATATCCCGGATGTCTCAAATAAGGAACATCAAGTATCATAGGCATGTGCTTAGCCTGCCAACCGCCATATGTATCTTTAATTTCTAATATATCTTTGATAAGATCTTTAAAACTAAACAAACTTAAAAAGTTATATGTTGCCATATTAGTAAATGTACAATTTGGAACTTCAGTTAATACTCTGTTTATATTATCTAACCATTTGTTATAATCTAATCCGTGTCTAATATATTCTGCTTGTGCTCCAGTAGCTTCAGCACTTGTAAATATTTTAAATTTCTTAACTTTACCTTCGCCGCAGATTATTTTAATTTTTTCCATAAAGCGATTAAACACTCCATCCGGAACACACATATTACTATTGACTGCAAACTCTAGATCTGGTCTAGGATTTTCTATAAGATCGTCTAACACTCGAAATGTATCTTTAGAAAGTAGTGGCTCGCCGCCGGTAATACGGAAATGTTTGAGATCCTTTGATACATCAGGCCACCATTTCCAAAATGCTTCCACGTAAGGATTATAGTCCTTGTTTGGAATAGGCATAACACCTTGGTCTTTAAGCCAGTCAATACCGCCATGAGCAGTTGTAGTTGGATACGGTCCGTGCTTCTGAACTTCTTCCATCCATTTACTACTAACTTGCGGTGAACAGTATGAGCATTTAAAATTACACACACTACTAAAACTTACTTCTAAATAGCTAGGATTAACATTATCGTCCCAGGGTTTTTGAATAATTTCTGGAATGTAAGATTCAGCCCAAGGTTCTTTAGATTTATATGTTCTATCACTTATTTCGTTATTGTCTTCTACACGCCAGCAATAATCACACTCCTTGGGTCTATCACCTTCGAGCATTTGCTTACGTTGTAACTTCTTAAATTTTGTATTATGTAATGCGCTAGGATTACCTTCTAATTCTTCAACAGGTATTTTATGCGGTACTGGATGATGACAACTGTGAGTCTGTCCAGTGTGTAAGTGTAGCGTAACTTGTTTCCACTTAGCTACACAAAAACTGCAACTAACAGGATCTAGTTTTTCTTTTTTCCATACTTCAGGTGTCATTACTATCCTCAATTAAAAATGGCTCTTTGTTTATTCTTTTTGGCACTTGATAAACTGTCTTAAAAAATTTACTCTGTTGATCACTTAGTGGAGATTCTGATATCGGAATATCTAATTCTTTAATTAGCAATCTGCCTATATCTTCTATATGATTAATTAGATCGTCGTCTGCAATTTTACTAACTTCGGTATTCCAAAGATTGTTTAAGTATGTAAAGTCACGTACATTTACAAAGTTCCAATCTGTACACATAGTGCGGTAAAGACCTTCTCTTGCCCCATAAATTGCCCATAATCCATTTTCTACATCTGCTCCAATCATTTGCCAAATATAAAGCCTGTGTAAATTTTGCCAATATCCGTCATATAGTTTACTTGTATCAGGCTTTACTCCTTGATCAAGTGCCATCTTGACGCCTTCTCTAAATCCAGCACGCCATGCTTGCTGCTGTGTGGCATTATTATATACATCACTAAAAGTGGTATTCATTTGGATATAACGCATGTCCCAACAAAAATCAACCTGTCCTTGTGGATTACCAGGTTCAGCATTTTCATGTGTACGCATATTAAGAACATAACTCTTTGGCCAACATTTAAGTCCGCCATTACCATATACTAATCCGTTTATAACATTTTTTCCACACCAGCTAACAACACTATGATCTAACTGTGCTTCAGGTTTAAAATTTACAATTTGTTGTATATAATTAGCATATACTATATTATCGGCATCTACAGTTATAAATCGATCAGTTTCACTTAAATCAGCACATGCCTTATGCGCTGCATCACTACCTTCCACACCATGTACACGTTTAGCCCATGGTATCTTACTACACAGATCTGCATAGTTTTTTTCTGCGTTAGGTTCGTCATAACTTAAAAAAATAACATCATAGTCTGCTACTTTGATTGAATTCATTTTACTACCTCATATCTATAATTACGGTAAAGTCGTGGTGTAAATATCGAAAGATTTTTTTCTTCTGATTCATACATATACGGAAATATACACTTTGTTTTGTCTATTAAATCTTTAATTGGTATTTCAATAGTTCGAATGAGTATATTAGGATCATCAGGCTCGGTGATAAAAAACATAACAACTTTGTCAGTAATTTCCTTGTCTAACAATTTTTCGTTTACAACAATATCTTTAGTGCTATAAAATTGCCATTGTTTTGCAATATCATTTTTAAAAATATATACACTAGTGTCATCAGACGAATTAATCATGTACAACTGATTGTCAACTAAAACTTTATGTCCTTTTCTGTTTTTTCGTGCCATTAACGGAATAGATTTTTTATCTACCGATACTATGTTTTCAAGAAATAGTTCAGCAGTGTCTAATGTATCTTCAACAGTAAAATCTTTATGAAGTTTATATATCTCATTATTAGCCCAAACATGATCGCCTTTATAAAATAAATCAGTTGCGTTGTGTTTTCTAAAATTTATACCAGCATATATCTTTTCTAAATTATCAAATGTATTACCTTCAAACGGAATTTGATAAAGATAGTCTTCAACTGATTTTAAAAAACTAGTTGCAACTTCTCTAGCAATTACATATTCTCTAAGTTGATGATTATACTTTACCACATATTCGCTAATCTTTGCTCTACCTAAAAAATACTCTTTTACTTCATCGTGGTTAACTTCAATAACATCATATTCGCTATCTATAGGATTATTTGTGATAGCAAAGACTTCACCGTGTGTCTTTTCAAAATACACATAGCTTATGTCTCCTTGTGCTATTAAACTATTTAATTTTGCTATTGCATTAACTAAATTAGACATAAGTTATCTCCCTGTATTTGTTAAATACTTTTTCAACAAAGTCTTTTTCAGTATAATGCAATATACCATTTTGTATAAAATTTCCTAATTTTAAATTACAATTATCATCTAAATATACGCCTAATTTATCTTGCCATCTGTCTGGCAAATTATTCCAACCTTGTATCATTGGTTTTAAATGTGTAAATGTAAGAATATTATTTTTCTTATTTGTAACTTCTTCTTCTATGTTAAGTATTTTTATTGCAATAGCTGCTGCGACATCTATACTTAAATGTCCGGGTGTTTGATTAGGTAGAAATTCTTTCCAAAAATCTTTCCAATTCTTACAAATAATTTCTAGTAAATTGTAAAAGTTTTTTGCTAAGTCTGATCGTTTAAAATAATGTACACCGACATACGTGTTAGGCAGATAATTTTCAGTAAATGTCTTTCGATAAAAGTCATTTTCAATTATGTTATTATTAAATGTCCTTACTTCAGATGTAAAAAATAAATCCGAATCAGCTAACATATTCCATGTACTAGTAAGATCATTAAAAACCATCATATCAGTGTCCATTACAATTGTTTCATCGTATGGACTACAATGATAAATTTTCCATCTATTTTCAACTTTCCAAATAGTTGTTTCAGCATCATCACCAAATGGAATAGGAATAATTTTGTCAAACAATATTTCATAATCTGCAGGAACTTTATCGTCAGTGATAATTGATATTTTTTCATTAGGACTATTTTTATTTAAAGACAGAGCTAACAACACAGCCTGTTTAATATAATCTACTTGTAGTACAGGATTAACTGTATATAAATTATTATAATAACACACTAAGTTACCTGGACGTGGGTTTTCAAATACTAAACTTTTATTACTATCTGCATATAATTTAACTTCTTGATCAATAATAGGCTCATAATCATCTTCAGTAAAATCACTGTTTGCTGGTACATCAACTAAAGCACGCCACACTTTATTATTGTACCAAACATGCTGACCTGCTAAATGCAAAACCTGCTTGTACCAAATATCGATATTAACTCCTTCAAATTGGGGAGTCAGTGTATATAATTCTGTTTCATCTTCTTTACGCACTTCGTAAACATTATTATTAGATAGTACAATATTATTCTTTTTACATAGATGATGTACAACAAGATCGTTTTCATCGTAGTGTATATAAACTTCAGGTATTACTAATTTTACATCATCATAATTAAAAGTTTTAGACTGTAAACAAGTATTAACAAATCTAAAGACTTTATTATCGTACCAAACATGCTGACCAGATATATAGTCAAGCTCTGGATACCATATATCTACATGAATACCCCTGTATTGCTCTTCAAGGAAATGATTTGGTATTTGTCTCGATACTCTTTCATAACTATTTTGTGCTAAAACTACTATACCCCTATTGCTCATTAATCACTCTTTCTAGACTAAATTTATTCATTACATGAACATTTTTTCCTTTAGTACTTAATGCTAAATATTCTCCTAAATATTTTGGACGTTCGATTAAAAATTGCATATAATCATCGTCAATTTCTAAACATATATCCTTATCAATTGTGTAATAATGTGTACCTGGTAATTCTTGTACACAACTGTCGAGACCATCAAAACCATTAAGAATATGTGCTGCAATACTAAATGCAAAATCATTTCTAAACAACGGAGAATCAATTTGATAGACTCGTCTGTAATGAGACCAATTATCTTGTATGTGTGCAATTAAATCAAAGAATATTTTATTTGATTCAGTCTTTGTAAAATATACTACAGTTGCCCAATAGAAATCAACACCACACTCACTTATGTACTTAAACTCTGCTTCACTACGTGTGCCAGATAAATCCTTTGCATTTTTAAACATCATTAAATCATATTGACTATCAAAGCAAGATTTAAATAAATCATTAGAAATAATATAGTCTGTATCTAATAATAATGTATTGTCGTATGGAGATAGATCATATGCTTGTGCTCTGCCTGCATTCTTGAAGGGAAGTTTTTTATGTGTTAGTGTGCCGTCAAAGTAAAATCTATTATTCTGGACAACTTCCCACGCTGTAGGAATGATCTTATCAAATATTCCTCTATCAAAATTTTCTACTAGATAGTCTGGAGAGTCAGTAACTATACTAGTAGGAATATTTAAATATTTCTGTATGCGTTTTGCTAAAAACTGTGCTTGATTTACATAATCGAGCGATCCATTATTTCTTGCAAATAGTAATGCGCCATTAGTCATTTTCTATTAATTTTTCTACCGAACGTTTTTTACCTAGTGCTACATAACTGTTATGATAGTCGTTAGAAGCTTCAAAGTAAATATCTAAAATATCTTCTGAAAACTTAGCTAAGTCTGGTATCATTACTGGACGATCATTATCATCAGTCAAAACAACATCAGTATCTGCACCTTGCTTTACTAGTAAGTCTATAAATGTAATTAATTCTCTTGTAATAGTAAACTGAGAACCTTCAGTAAAATATATTAAACTTTCTTTAAACTTTTCTTGAAGAATACGTTTTTGATTATTAATCGTAACCATATACTTGCTAAAGTCAAGAGCCTTTTCTAATCTTTCGTCCATACTACCTCCTGTTAGTGTTAAGTATAACACAGATTGTTTAGTAAGTCAATATGAATGTACTTATTATTACAGGTTACTTGTAGAGTTGTAAGTTGGTGCTGCTACGCTTACAGTGGTAACTGTGCTAGACCCTATTACCATTGTGCCGTTTGCTCGTAGTACAGACGGTTGTACTGTTAACGTACCTTGAACGTCTTCATCGACATCAGTACCTTGTCCGTCAACACCGCCTGTGTTAACATCGTCAAACACTACATTAAATCTAATTCTAGAAGTGTTATCTTCTTTTGCCTGGATATAAAAGATATTACCTGTATACGTTGATGCTGTTTTTTGCCATATAGTTTGATAAGAAGAAGTAAGATCATAGTTACCGATACTTGAAGCAGTGCCATAACCTGTGCTGTGTATAGTACTTGTATAACCAAATTCAACGTGTCCAGTTCCGATTATACCCGACCATTCTACACCTTTTGTAGAGTTATCGCCTGTTTGTGTAGAATCTATTTTCACTCTACTACCTGCATTAAAAAATTCTCTACGTGCAGCAGCATCTGCAAATGTTACTGTAAATTCATGATTTACAGCGCCATTCCAAGGAGTTGTTCTGCTATTACTTGAATATGAAGTTTCAGAACGTTGACTAGTATGTAGATCAAATCTATTGTTTTCGCAATCGGTCATTAAACCTTCGAGATAGGTTATATGGCTTTCTTCGATTTTATCAGTACTAGTTGTGTTTGTAACGTAATCGCCTGTTACATAAGGACTTTGAATTGTTCCGAAAGCAGTTGTTCCAATTTGATGAACTCTTGCTCTTACAATATCGCTATAAATATCTAAATATTGCTGTTCACTAATTAAGTCACCGCTAGATGTTGCTGCTACTGTTGTAGAATCAATACTGTTTCCGTAACCGTATGTTTCGTTAGCACCTGCAGAAGAATCACCCATTACTGATAATATTCGAGTACGTAGATTATTATATCGTGTTGCTGTAATAAAGGTAGGCATTAGAACTCCTGTCAAAACTATATTATAGTATATATAGTTTATTTACTTTACAAGGTCGTTATGTTTTGATAAATTGGTGCAGGGACCTCGATATAAAAATCAATTAAATCATCACCAGTTAGTGTGCTTTTTGCTCTTAAATGATTTACACTGCTCTTTAAAGTTCCGTCAATTAAATCGTCTTCTGCGCCGGATTCTAAATCATCAAATACAATTTTAAACTGTATTTCTGAATCAGATATTTCCTTTGCATACATTTCCATTAAATTTTGGTTATACGTAGGATATATTCCACCATTGCTTATTTTAGTATAAATTAATTGGTACGAAGTTGTTAAATCATAGTTGCCAATTGCAGAGGGTGTGCCTTGGTCAGTTGTGCTAGTATCACTATGGTTAAACTTAACTATACCTGCTCGTTGTAATAGAACACTCCAGTCATTGCCTTTAGGAGTTGCATAACCTAAATTAGATGTTTCTATCCTAAGCTCACCACCGCTATTGAAAAAATGTCTACGATGACCAGAATTATTAAAAGAAACTTTTACTTCGTGTATAAGTTGTCCATTCCATTGTGAAGTTCTAGTGGACGAAGTACCTAATTCAACTACCGACTGCGTCGAATCGACTAAAAATTTATCAGTTTCAATTCTATCCATCATTCTTTCTAGATCAGCAATACCCTTAAATTCAGCATCAGCACCTGGGGAGCTTGATTCTTCGCCTACGATATCAACTCCGGCTATAAATTCAAGATTTTTTACTTGATCAGTTATTTCAGCATTTACTAAACCAATTTGATGTAATCTTGCTCTTATTAAATCTTTATATAAGTTATTAAAAGATTGTGCAGTAATATTAACTTGCATATTACCGCCAGGAGTGTTTGTTACTTCCTCACTACTTATAGCGCCGCCATAACCTGAAGCTCCTTGCCCATATCCGGTTTGTCCGGCACCAGTTCCTAAAACTGCTGCTATTCTGTTTTGCAATAAGTTAAACCTTGATGCTGTAATTAAATCTCCGACGGCCATTTATTTTTCCTTTATACCTTAAGAACACATTCTACTAATTTTTCGCCCTCGTCGTTATTTGTTTCTAGTGCTATGCCTACTAATGCTGTTGAAGCAATAGTTGTACATACGCCTTCTGCCCAAGCATACACTGCCATACCTTTTGAAACTGGACCTTTTACTCTTACTGGTAAACGTCCTTTAAGTCCGATATATTGCCCTTCAGCTTCGCTATTCATCATATATGCAGGATCTGTTGATACAACACCGATACAAAATGAACTTGCACTTGCTGGTTCTACTTCATGATCTGGATGTCCGCATACTGCAACTGCTGTACCTGCTGGTAATTCTTCAGCAGTGGTATATTTCTCTGCAAGGTCAGCAAATTGTGCTTGTGTTGCAGTACCATGGAATACATTTGCTGTTAAATCACCGCTTGCATCTCTAGCTGCGATAGTATTTCCGCCAGCTGCTATAGATGCTGTTTGAAAACCAGCTGCGCCAGCAGCAGGGTCATTTACTTTAAGATTAGTTGCTTTATCAGCTTCGCCTCTAAAGTTTGTAGCATATACTTCTGCCCACTGTAATGTACTTGATCCTAGATCAGTTACATTATCCAATACAGGAACTAATCCTGGATGTGTAATTTTTGCTACATCAGTTAGTGTACCTGAAGCGTTTGTTGTTTTAAAAATTATTTCACTGTTACTACCATTATTGTTTGATAATATACCTGCGCCGCTTTGTGTAGATAGACCAAAGATACCATCTATAGTTGCACTAGGTGCAGATATTCCTGAACTAAAATTAGCAGATGCAGTTAATGCATACGCACTTGCTGCTACGCCGCCTAACATAGCTGCGTTTGATGCTGTACCGTGGTAAACATAATCATTTCCGACTACATTAGTACTGTTAGTTACACCATTATCAGCAGTTAATGTATGCTTTAGTGTTGTACCTTTTTTAATTCTGTCAAATCCTGCTATAGGATTAATTGACCCTAAGTCAAATTCGTCATTGCTTATAATAAATGAAGTTTGATCATTAATTACAGCTTTAATAATAGTTTTAGATGCACCTAAAGTATCAACTACTTGTTCACTTACCATGTTAGTAATACCCGAACCAGCAGACTGAGGACCAACTAGGGTATATTGATTATCTCCTGCTGTGCCGTTATGCACATATAACTGGTTGTTTACTTCATCCCACCAAAAATCACCTTTAACAAGTGTACTAGGTGCGCTTGATGCTATCTCAGAGCCGCCTGTTGACTTCCAATACCCAATCCCTGGCAATGCACCAGGAGTAGCAACAAAATATTTTAGTTTACTATTTGTAGAATCGTACCATAGCTGCCCTCTAATTGCTCTAGTTGGTGCGTTTCCGCCTGCAAAGTTTTCTAACAAGAACAATAAGTTCTCGTTTTGGATCTCTCCGTACCCTGCGTAGTTTTTACCAATAAATTTGATATTGGTTGTTTGATCTATAGTTCCATCTTCTACTGTTGTTAACAGTGAATTGTCGAATCTATCAATTTGATAAGCCATATTCTGTACCCCTAAATGCTATTATTATTTATCGTATCTTTATAAACTTTCAAGACCTATGTTTACCCATTCAATTGTTGTAATGTTAGTAACAGGATCAGTATTTGCCTGCACTTCATAAGTTAAAAGTTGTCTGTTCGGATTTGTGAATTCGATGTTGTTAAACGCAATATCTCGAACCACTGGTTGATTTTCTGTACCATTTTTGTCAACAGCAACCGTTGAAATATTCTTTGCTGTTTCAATATTAATTGTAACACTACTATAACTAGTTGTGTGTATTCTTGCTATTTTACCGACGTTAACAGATTCAACTGGAAACAGCCCTGCTAGGTAAGAAGCAACAATTTCTAGATATGCTAAGTTAGTATCGATTCCAGTAACGTCTAATGACATAGCTAATGGCTGTGTCAATGTCGTATTATCAACATACACTTTATTAGCAGCATCGCCCGGATTCTGTGGTGTAGCAATACCACTTATTCTAGCAACAGGGTTAATTTGTATCGAGCCGCCTGTAGTAAATGTAACGTTACCTGTAGCTTGTAAATTTAAATTACCAGTTGCTAAAACAGTGTTACCGTCTATATTAATGTTATCTACATCTAGATACACTAATGTACCTAGTCTAACTAAATCATCTGCAAAGTTAATATTTTGTAAACTATTTTCTGTTAGTTTGATACTACCGTTAATTTTATAACTTAACGATTCGTCCGTTAGGTTCATATCTTTATTTGCTTCCCAAGCATTAGAATCATATTCCCATAAGAACGTTTTATCGCCTTGTGTAGATCTAACAATAATACCACCGCCGTCTGCAAATAAATCGTCTTGTGCTGTACCGTCAGCAGTAACAGCAAGTTTAATTGATTTATCCAAAACTTGCAAGGTTGTAACTTCAACGCTTAACTGTTCACCTTCAACAACCAAGTTGCCTGTTATTCGTGTATCACCTTCAACGTCTAATGTATATAACGGAAGTCGGTCAATATTCATTATACCGACTCTACCTTCACTAGCATCAATGTATACAGCGTTAGTTAAGTTACCTAGGTTAGCACCAGACACAACTCTTAAAGCAAGGTCACTGTTTGAAATAGGATTTTCAATAAAGAAATTAGCACCCTGTGGACGCATACTCATAATTGTATTAGTAGTATTTGAAAATATCAAACCGTTTGTGTTTCTTATTTCTAATCTACCAGTTGTTAAACTATCAATATCAGATCTAATAAACTGATCAGCATTAAGTAATTGTCCGTCAGTTGTTGCTAAGTTTGAAGTACTTTCAGCAATACCTATAAATTTAAAATTTACTTTATCGTATACGTTAAAGCCTTTGAATATAATACCGTTAGGGTTACTTGCTGATACTAGTGCCGGAATTCTAGCAACTACAGCAGGAGTAAATTCAGTATTACTAAATAATCCAGTTTCTTCGTTATTAATATATAGTTTAGCAACTGTAATCTCAACTTCTGTAATACTTTTAATAGTTTCAACAAAGAAACCTGTTTTACCTTGGTTTTTAGTAAAGCTCGGTCCAATTAATAATGGATCGCCGCCGCCGTCAAAAAAGTATAATTGGTCATCACTGTTGTTAAACCAAAAGTCGCCAGCTGCTAGTCCAATAGGCTGTGTTGACTGAATAAACGGTTCACCTGTTGATTTCCATTCTACGCCAGTGTAAATTTTTAACTGGTTGTTTGCGCTATCCCACCATAACTGCCCTGTGAGCGGATTGCTTGGTGCAGCAGTGTTAGAAAAGTTTTCAAGCAATTTAATAAAGTTTTCATTAAAAACTTCACCGTAGCCTCTGTATCCTCTGCCTACAAGTGTTAAGTTTGTGCTTGTAGTGTCAATCTTTCCGTCAATTAAGTCTACTAATACTGCACCATTTGTTTTATTTAATTGATAGCTCATGTTGATGTTCCTGCGTATATAATGTAATTCAATGCCAAATACGGGTTCATAACGTTAAGTGGCGAACCTAAGGCGCCGCCTGTTTCTATGCCGCCTGTAGTTGTCTTTCCTTGATAACCCGAGGCACCTGCTTCTATAGATATAGGAATACCGTCTGGATCGGTTAATAACTGCCCCGGGTTATCTGGATCCTGTGCTTTCTGAGTGATAGCATAGAATTGAGATTCGTCACCTTCTAAAGTATGATCATGATCTGGTAAATTCTGTGTGTTAATTGAATAGGATTGATTTCCCTGTGATTGTCCTAATGTATCTGGGCCACCACCTTCAAACGCAATACCTGTAAAGCTAAATGTAGCAATTCCGCCTACGGTTAAAGAGTTAATTGTAATTACTAGATCATGAGTAGGTGTAGCACCTCCAAATATAACTCCAGAAATTGTAACTTTTTCTGTAACTGTATAACCAGTACCTGGATTAGTAACTTGTACATTATAATTTCCAGCATTAAGTTGCACACTGAATACAGCGCCAGAACCAGTACCTGTTGTAGATGTTTGTTGAACGTTAGTAAAGCTTGCAACTGATCCAGTAACACGGTTTGCTGCTTGTCCGCCCATATTGTCGACACCCAAAGGAAATCTACCTCTTAAATCAGGTAATCCAAATTTTAGATCGCCGCCGTCGCTAACTAAACTTGCTGGTTTAAAGTTATGTCCTAGTACTTGCCATAGATCGTTGTAGTCAGTTTTAAATACTTCTTGCCCTGTACATAGTAACCAACCCGCGGGTGCTGTAACACCTGCATATGGCATAATACTACCAATTGGTGTAATAGGCACAGATGCCAATAAATCAACTTTGTTTACTTTATATAGTCCTGAATCTGCACCTGTAGTTTTGTTAATTAACAGTTCGTCTGTATTACTAATTAAATCAGCTCTAAGTTTTGTTTTACTAGCAACAATATCGTTTGATATCGAAACTTCAAATACCTTTTCAGATCCTGACTGTCCGTCAAACTCAAAACTATTACTTGTAAAATCGCCTTGCATTCTAAATGTAGTTGCATTTGTTAGTTTGTCAGCAGTAGTCGATCTACCAGTAACATTACCAGTAACATTACCAGTCACATTTCCTAAAAATGATTCTGCATACATTCTTTTAAAAGGAGCAGATGACGATCCTATATCGTAAGAATTAATGTCTAATGCAGGCAATATATGAGCATTTACTACAGTGCTTCCGGCAATATTTAAACCGCCGCCTATATGTAAATCTTGAGCAATCCCTGCGCCACCTTTTACTACAAGTGAGCCTGAACTAAAGTTAATAGCATTTTCAGTATTACTGGCTTCTATTTTACCCGTATTAGTAGGATCCGAAGTATCGACTGTTGCTTTAATATTACCTATAACATCAAGTGCTTGACTTGGTGCAAGGTTATTAATACCTACTCTTTCTTCACTATTAATTCTTAAAACAGTATTAAAAGATTGATCTACATCTTTAAGTATCATATCTATCGAAGACACTTGGTTATTATTTTTTAATTCAACTGACGTACCATTTACGCCTACTTGGAATTGACCATCTGTTCCAAGTTTAAATCCGGAGTTATTATTGATTGTGAGCTGTTCGTTTAAAATTGCACGAGCGTCAGTTCTTATAAATTTTTCAGCAGCAACTTCAACTGCGCCGCCGCTTTCAACAACTATAAGTCCTTTAGCACTTTCAGCTATCCCAATAAATTTTATAGGATTGTCTATACTACCTTCATTACGTAAATTAAAACCCTTCTTAAGAGTACCAAACCCACTAATAGCAGTTTTAGGTGTAAAATCTTCTGCGCTTACAATAGCATATGGTATATCCTGTATATACATAATGAATATACTTTTGCTTAGATTATCAATATCTAAAACAGTTTGTGCTCTGCCGCCTGTAAGTAATCCTGTTCCTGCTTCAGGTCCAATTAACAACCAAGTATTTCCTGAGAAGATATACAGTTGTTGATTAACTGTATCAACCCATAAGTCACCCGGTGACGACTGGTTAGACAATGGCTGTGAAGCTGCTTTTACAAATCCACTTGCTGTACGCCATTGGGCACTATCATATATTTTTAATTGATCAATGCCGGTTGAGGTGTCGTACCATAATTGCCCTTCGATAGGGTTACTAGGTTCAGATGCACCTGCAAAATTTTCTAATAAATGTAGGAAATTATCAGCAATTGCTTGTCCATAACCAATTGCACCCTTACCTGGAAATTTTAAACTAGTATCAATTAAGTTAATTTCTCCGTCGCTAATTTCGATAGATCCTTTATTTACAAAGTCTGTAAATTTAACTGTATAAGGCATTATGCATTACCTCCTGACAAACTCTGTATTCTCACTGTATAGTCAATTTGTATTAGTCTGTTTAATGATTTCTGTACAGGATGAAAGATAACATGTGTAATTAGTTTGCCTGATTCGTTTGGATCACTTGATTTACTACGCAACCCTAATTCATCAAATATATAATCACTAGACAAATCAGTAGCATTATCAAATGCTTCCTGTGCAGGAGGCTCTGAATAATCTAATAAACAACTTACAAGTATGTCTGTATAATTTGTTCCTGTAACGTGTCTAATTTCTAAATAATTACTTTCTGGATTATTGTTAAGCAATCCATCGTCAACTACAACTTTTGAATATGTTTGATTGTAAAGACTTGCATTTGCACCTGTACTGTTTGGTGTTAGGTATGTAATAATACCTGTTGGATCAACACTTGTGCCGCCGTTGCCGAAGCTCATTTCGTATATAAATCCTTTACCTAAGTTTGCCATACTTTCTGCAAGAGCAACACTCATATTTTCATAGTGTATTGCATTACGTTTTTGTACAAAAACTTCGCCATTGCTAGGATCGTATATCTTAATATGGCCCTGTACTGCTATTCCGTTTAAATCTGTTATACTGTTCATGTTGTCTTCCTATACAATGTATTTATTAGTTTCCGGATCTCAAAAAGAACCCGATACTTGTTTCTGTTTCAGTTATTGATTCGCCTATTACATTCCACATTGAGCCTTTTTTTCTAGTTACTACAATGTTTCTAGTGGCAAACTCTAGCAATGACGAATTAGTAATATCAATTATTGCTTGTACTGGCGTGTCGTTTTCGATTACATATGACAATGTAAAATCTGCTGCTACATCTTCATCACCTTCAGGCGAGTCTTGTGCTATAGCAGAATTATATAATTTAGACGTTTTACCAGTTAGTCTAATACCATTAATAAAGATTTCAAACTCATCAATCGAATTAGGTATAAATCCTAATTCAAATGTACTTGCAATTGAAGATACATCTGCACTATCAACTGTTTGTGTTTGTGTTACATCTTCATATGTAATATTTTTTGTTCTACTTTGATCATAAACTGGTGTACTTAGTGGATGTACATCACGTACTCCTGTGCCAAGCGTTCCTCGACGTATAAGTCTAAGTCTATTTTCATCCTTAACTAGATATTCAATACGCTCCTTACCTATCCACAGCACACCAGGTAAATTTAGTTCTCTGTCTGGATTAGGTAAGTTAGTTGCATCTTTAACTTCAATTTGTAAATCATACTGTGTGAGTTCTTTTGAAAGTTTAGTTGTCGGGCTATCAATACGCTTATAAGTTGTATTATTTGTTATGTCTTTAAAAATTCTATAACTGTATACTGCACTATCTTCTCCTTTAGTAGTAACTTGCATATCTAATGTATCTTGTACTTGTCCTGG